CAAGGGAATCTTTGAATATTATGCGAGATGAAGCGGATAGAGTGTTTAAAATGAACTTAAATTTTGTCAGAGATGTTGTAAATATGCTGGCTGATAGATTCGGAACAACTCGGAAATAAAGGTAATGGACAACATACCTTGGACAATCAACCTGCATACATAATAGCGAGGTGATGATTTTGATCGTAGAAACAGTAAAAGTAAAAAATGCAACAATCCGGGTACACGATGACTGTTATGCAGAACGAACAGAGGAAGAGGTGAAAAGCCTGATAGATGGATGCAGCAGGATCATCCAGGAAGCATTATTACGAAAAGAGAAAACCGCCTGAAGGCGGGGGAAGGTGGACAAACATATGAAAAACAAAAGATTAACCATACAGCGAATCGATAAGTTTATAAAGGAACTAAGCTTGACCGAAAGAGTAAATGGCTACTCGGAACAGCAGAAACAGCATGCGATTGCCTGCTTAAACAATTACTGCAGGGAGTTGGAGTATCAAGGAAGAAAATCAGTAAAAATCAAAGGAGCGACCAATGGACCAGAGAATCTTGAACATGACGGCAGGACAAGTCATTGAGTACAGCAGGCTTGTCAGCAGAAGAGAGGAACTGCGGCAGTTTCCGGAAGAGGAAGGAGCTGTTGCAGAGTTGAAGCTAATCGAAGAAAGGATCAAAGAACTTGGATTTGAATGAAGAGAAGGAGAGGAAACAGATATGGATCATTCGCTGGCAATCCGGAAAGATCCGGAGCGAGTATGGGACGTACCAGGAAGCGAAACAGGTAGCAGAAGAAATCGGGGGAGAGTACATCATCGTATGAGTTTCCGGAAGAGAAGACAGCTTCGGTATGCAGAGGAATTGCTGCGGATCCTGGAAGCAGCATTCGGAATTTGTGCGGTCATGCTGATGGGAACCGGATCCTTATGGATAGGGATGATCATCATGACAGCAGGATTGGAACTTAGCTGCAGGTACATAGAAAAAAGCGTAAAAAATTAGTGCACCTGCCGCAAACAGATGCACCGGATATTTTGCCAATACAAACAAAATAAAAACACATTTATATTGTACACCTGTATTGGCAAAATGTCAAAGAAAATGAGAGCGAAAAGCTCCCGTTTTTCACTTGATAAGTATATTAAACTTAGGAGCAAAACAGGATGTATAAACAAAAGAGTTATGACCTGGGAGACATCAGAGAAGTGATGGAGTATCACAACGGGAGATATGGTGCTCCGGGAATGCCGAGAATGAAAAAGAAGAAAGCCACACCGGAGCAGATCAGGAAGACGAATCAGTGGAATAAAGAACGGCAGTGCTGGAGAAAGATGAAGCTGAATTTCCGGGAGAATGACTACTGGGTGACATTAACTTATAAATTGGAGAACCGGCCACAGGACATGAAAGAAGCGGCCAAAGACATCCGAAAGTGGATTCAGAAAGTACGCACACAATACAAAAAACAGGAAGTGGAGTTGAAATGGATGCTGCATACCGAGATTGGAAGTCGGGGAGGGGTCCATCACCATCTGGTCATCAACCGGATTCCGGATGCAGATCTGATCATGCGCAGAGCATGGGAAAAGGGAGGCGTCCACATCGATCTGTTGTATGACGAGGGAGGCTTGCGGAAACTGGCTGAGTATTTAAGTAAAACGCCGGATGAAGAAAACAAGCTGAAAGAGAGCCGGTACTCCTGTAGCAGGAATTTAAAGATTCCGGTGGCAGAAGTGAAGATTTACAAAAGGAAAACATGGAAAGATGAGCCGAAGCCACCAAAAGGATACTACCTAGATAAAGAGACGTACCATGAGGGAATCAATCCGGTAACAGGATATAAATACCGAAGATACATCCTGATCCGTTTGAACAGGAGAATTTGATATGAAAGAGGTAAATATTTACATAAGGACAAGTCTGACAGGTCCATGTATCAAAGATGGAAGATGGGCGGCCGCAATGGAATGTCAGACAAGCAAAGGACCGGCGGTCAAAGGAATTTGCGGGGAAGAACAGGAGACGACCTATTATCGCCTGGTGCTGCTTGGAATTGTGAAATCCTTGAAAATACTAAATGCGCCGTGCAATGCGACCCTGTATACGGACTGTATTTTTATCAAGAACATGATCGAAAACGGGAAGCCGGAGCAGTGGAAGCGGGCGGAATGGAGAAAACCGTCCGGGGAAGAGGTGAAGAACCAGGAATTGTGGCAGCAGTATCAGACGTTGTCAGAGCGGCATGAAATAGCTGTCAGATTTAGTAAACATCACGATTACGTGGAAAAATTAGAGGGATTACTGGAGGAAAAACAGCATGTTTGATGTATTTGGGAATTTTGATTCCGTAGAAGAATTAAATGCATGTGCAAAAGGACTTTTGGAGGAGCAGGATCTGGAGCATTTAAAAGTGCTGGCAGAGGAAAACGGGATTCCAGATGGAATCCGGGAAGTATATGAGCAGCATCTGTCAGAAGAACTGGTAGATTCAGTAAATGCGGCCATCGGAAAGCTGCAGGTTGAGTTAAAGGAGGAAACAGACGGGATGCCGGCAGGAGAGATCGTGTCGTATCTGTCTATGAGATGTTTTGAAAAAGAAATTCTGGCCAGAGCGGTAAGAAGAAAGAACCGGACACTCAAAGAATGTCTGCAGAATATCCGAAAAGAAGCGGAAAAAAGAGTCAAAGAAAGAAGAGGGGCACAAATGGTGGCAATGCCGGATCTGGAAGTATTTGCCATGGCAGAAGAATACTATCTGGAGGCGGAGAAATGAGACGAGGAGAGTTATTAAAGCTTCCAGAGTTAAAAGTAACGGAAACGATGCGAAAGACAGTCGGGGAAGATCAAGGACATCAGGTACTAAGATGTGGAAGAGCGCCTGTGTGGAGCGCAACATATTATTGGTTCTATCGTGCGAAGAAGACAGGCACGGTTTTAGAGATCGATGTATTTACAAGAGATATGATCCTGAATGACACAAGATATCCAAAATACCGGGTATTCCTTTTGGGAGAAAACAAGTACTACACTTACGACAATCTGTGTGAGAAGTGGAGAACGGCAAAAATAGATAACTTAAGTTATTGGGAAGGATGGGGAGAGATAGAAGAAGGATACTGGTACAGTAGTGGAAAAGTATGGATACGAGAAGGGGACCGAAAACGGATCACAGAATTTTGTCACAACGGGAAGGAAGAGCCACGTGCAGCAATCGCAAGATGGCAAAGCTATAGTAAAGGACGAAAAGAGATTGATGAAATTGATTCTGAGATGGCGCTGGTGCCGGAACTGCCGAAAGATTTTGATGATTTTGTAGACAGGGAAGTCCTTCCCCAGTACTTGTTTTATGATGCCGGAAGAAAAGTAACAAAAGGGCATTGCACACATTGTGGAAGAGAAGTGAAAATCCGGAATCCACACTATGGAGACGCGGGAGAATGCCCATCCTGCAAGCATCCTGTTACCTACAGAAGCCGAAAGAAAGGCGGAAATGTCAATGCAAGAGGGTATGCAGGGCTCCTGCAGAAAACAAAAGAGGGATATGTATACCGATATTTTGAGTGCTATCGGAAATTCAGGAATGGACAAAAGGGAGATGGCGGGTACTGGGAGCTGATACGGATCACGTATGACCGGAATTTAAAAAAGATTCATGAATTTGAATATGAACAGTATAAGCAGACAGACTGGGTTCGATGGTGTTACAGGGTGGGCCGGTATTATGCGAAAGTGGTAGAAAATGAAGCGGTCCTATATAACCGGAATCTCAAACAGATCTTAAAAGGAACACCGTTTCAGTATTCTGCAATGGAATATTTTGTGAAACATGGGAAATATCGGGAAAAAATGTATTTGGATCAATATCTGGAGGGATACCGGCATATGCCTGGAATCGAACAGCTGGTAAAGTGTGGGTTTTACAGAATTGTCAAAGAAAAAATGCAGGGGTACAACACAGGAAACTTAAAGAAGAAAGAGAGGTCTTGTAAAAAGATACTGGGGCTAAACGGGGAATACTACCAGCTGTTGGCTGGAAAGAATCCAAGCACAAGGGAATACAACACCACTTATAAAATGCAGGAAAAGGGATTGCATCCAACATGGCAGCAGGTTCAGTTTTTTGCAAGGTTTCCGAGGAATTTCACCAGGTATATCCGGTATACCACCATTCACAAGATGGAACGGTACATCAAAGAAGTGTTAGGAGAAGATGAGAGACAAGCCGTGGACTATCACGATTATCTGAAGATGGCAGAGAAGTTGGGATACAACATGAGAGAGCCGTGGATCTTATTCCCGAAGAATTTAGAGCAGCGTCATGAAGAGTTGATTGAAGAGAGCAGAGAACGAGAAATAAAAGCAAAAGAGGATTTGGACAATAAAAAAGACAAAAAGTACGAGAAATACAGAAAACGGGACAGCTATCTGGAAATGGAAACAGAACAATTTGTGTTGAGACTTCCGAAACGGATCCATGAAATCAGGCAGGAGGGAAATGCCATGCATCATTGTGTTGCCACGTACATTGACCGGGTGGCCAAAGGTGAGACAACGATCCTGTTCCTGAGAAAGAAGCAGGATCCGGAGACGCCGTTTTACACCATGGAGGTAAACAATGGGGTTATGATCCAGTGTCGGGCAAAATATAACGGAGACATGACAGAGGAAGTCAAAGAATTTGTTGAGCTATTCAAAAGAAAGAAGTTGAAACGTACAGAAAGGAAAGCTGGATAGATGGAAGAATTACAGACAATCAGTACACTGCAGGGGGTAGAAATTGCATTACGGAAAGAACTGGAACATATCGCAGAGGGATACATTAAAGTCGGGTATCTCTTAAAAAAGACTAGAGATGCAGAGTTTTATAAAGAAAAGGGATATGCGGATGTTTTTGAGTTTGCAAAAGAAACCTTCAATATCAGCAGGACGTGGGCCATCCGGTTTATGCAGATCAACGATACATACAGTATTGACGGGAACAGCCCGGAAATTCAGGAGAAATACCGGGGATATGGCAGCAGCAAGCTGTCTGAAATGTTGGCACTGCCGGAAGAAGTGCGGGAAGTGGTACCAAGAGATGCCACGGTTCGGGAAATCCGGGAGGTAAAAGAAGTCATCCGGGAAACAGAAGATCGTTATTCGCCGCAGATGAGCCTGTGCGACATCGCACCAGAAGAACACCAGGGAAGCTGGACGGAAACATTGGTGTATGAATTTTTCAAAGGAGAAGGAAAAGGCTGCTTTGAGAAAATGCATAAATGGATATGGGAAGACGAGCCAAAAGAGGAAAGTGTGATCAACAGGGAGATCATGGGAATTGTAGCTCCAACAAAATTCCGGATGTTTCGGATGCAATTTGCAAATGCGCTCTTCAGTGAATTTCAGATTCGGATCATGCCATATAACGGCAGGGGAGAGCCGGAAGAGATCAGCTATCTGGAGTTGGCCAAAACATTTGAACAGACCTTTTATCCGGAAGGCAGGAAGACTTCTGATTCAGAAGCCTATGAAAGGGTTTATCAGATGCCGCTGAGAGAAAAGAAAGAGAGGGAAGTCTTAAAGACGGAACCATTAAAGAAAAAGGCAGAACCTGCAAAAGCACAGGAAACATTGGAAGAGCCAAAAGAAACAGAAGAACAGATTCCGGGACAGATGGAAGTGGAAGATTATCCGGAACTGATGCCGGATGCTCCGGCTATGAATCTTCCGGAAGAAGAAAAACAGGTACATGAGATCACAGAAGAGGTGGTCCAGGAAGGAGAAGTCATAGAAGACATCTTAAAATCCGGGGATCCGGAGAAAATCATGCAGCTTCTGAAGAAAGAATTTGCCTGGCCAAAAGGCGGATGGGACAACTGGAAAAAGAAAGTGATTACTTTATGAGTATTGATTATAGTGATATGGCGTTTCCTAAGCCGAAAAAGAAGAAAAAGAGAATCAGCCATCCGAAAAGCATTTTGAACACAGAAAAGGGCGTGTGCTATCTCTGTGCCAATCTGTATGGAGACTATCGGCAGCAGTATACCGAGGAACACCATGTATTGTTTGGATCCGGGATGAGAATTCTATCGGAAGCCGAGGGATTGAAAGTGTATTTGTGTGAACCGCACCATAAAAGCGGGAAAGAAGCTGTACATAATTGCAGAAAGACAAGAGAACTGCTTTGCGAGATCGCACAGAGGGAATATGAAAAGTCACACACACGGAAAGACTGGATGAAGATCAGCAAGAAAAATTATCTGGATCAGCAAGAGTTGATGAAAGAACCGCAAAATGAAAAGCAGAAAGAAGGACATCCAGGATTCCAATTTTTATAGCATCTCCGGCCAAGTGCCGTGAAGATACAACAGCAGGTACGTCACAAAACCTGTCGTAAGCCATTACATTATCTCCCAGATAACTCTGGGAGAGGAAAGGAGCATCATGTTTATTAAGACGAGCATATTTAAGAGAATATTGAAGGATGCATGGAAAGGTGCAGGACTCACTGTAGGAAAGAAAGAGGAAATGTACTTCATACAGGGAGCCTATTGGATATTATTTGTATATGAGAAGGACTTTACAAGCAAGAATAAGGCAGCAGTCATTGAACTTGTGGGGGATCTTCCGGAAGAGGGCGAAGTATACAGAGCCTATGAAAAAGGAGAAAAGCAGTATGAACTAAAAGTAAGGGATGAGTGGGAATACAAGAAATGGTTATCAGCCAGAGACCGGTATGAGGATACAGAAATCAAATACAGGGGAATGGCAGTGTTACAGAATGTAGAGACAAAAGAGATGAGTTACATACCAGATCAAATTCTGGAATTGGTAAGCCTATCCGAAACAGGTGAGTATGAAGACTTTCCGACAGGACCTATGGGAATGGGATATTTCGTCCTGTGGGTAAATGAGACTGGAATGTTATTGACTGTAAAAACACCGGCAGATGAAGAGAGCAATGGCGGGAAGATTTTAAAAGCATTAGCCGGGCTGGAAATGGAGTAGAAGATGGAAGAGAACAACGTAAAGATCACAGGAAAAATCGTAGAGGAACCAACATATTTGCTGACTGCAAGGGGCGGCAGGAAAATTTATACATCGGTTATAGAAATTATGCGGACTAGCGGAGTGCTGGATGTGATACCGATCCAGGTACCGGAAGAACTGGCAGGAGAGATCTGGGATCATGTAGGAGGCAGAATCACGCTCTTTGGAGAATACCGATCATACAATGAAAAGGATGGAGAAAGAAATCATTTGAAATTGTATGTATTTGTAAAAGGAATCAGCGAAGCTGGTGAAGCGGATCAAAACAGAATTGATCTGATTGGATATATCTGTAAACAGCCGCTCTATCGAGAGACACCACTCGGAAAAGAAATCACGGATATTTTAATTGCAGTGAACAGGAAACACAGAAAAAGTGATTATCTCCCGGCAATTTGCTGGTATTCGAACGCAAGGCTGGCAGCAGGGCTTCCAGTCGGAACAAAAGTGAGAGCCATGGGAATGATACAGAGCAGGATTTATGTAAAAGGCGACAGCGAGAGAACAGCTTATGAAGTCTCAATAAGAGAAATGGAAGTGATTGAGTAGTGGAAGGTTACGAGAAATACGCATCCAGGATACAGGAACTTTTATTTGACGGGATGGATGTGCATGAGGTGTGGGTGTACATGAAAGTTATGTTCCAGATTGAGAAAAATGAGATTTGTTTTCGGGCATATCTGGAGAGATCGGGATTGATCTGGTTTGCGGAAGCGGGCAGCAGAAGACAGGTCCAGGTACCGGATCTGCTAGAGACCAAGAGAAAACTGGAAATGAATCGAACGAAAATTTCAAAGCCGCTCTGTAAATATCCGGATTGTTTCCGCTGTGTATATCCGGATTGCACATGTAATGAAGGCCTTACGAAAAAAGGAAATGATGAACTGGTTCGGGAGTTGGCGAAGCGATAGGGGAAAAAGATTAATGGATGAGGAAAACACGGAGAGGAAAAGAAGAAAATAAGCGAAAAATAGAAAGGAGCCAGCCTCCGGCCGGGGCAAGGGTATACCGGGCTTCTGAGAAAATGGATAAAGAGAAAAAAGCAATCGAAAGAATTAAAATGGCAAGTGAAATGAGTCTGCATCACTATGGTAGACCGCTTATTTGCACATACAGCGGAGGAAAAGATAGTGATGTGATGTTAGAGATTTTTAAGCGATCCGGAATCCCGTTTGAAGTGCATAACAGCCATACAACGGCAGATGCGCCACAGACAGTTCGGCATATCCGGAAGGTATTCCGAGAACTGGAACTGCATGGAATTAGGTGCGAAATAGAAAAACCACGCTATAAAGGAAAATTGATTAGCATGTGGAGCTTAATTCCAGAAAAGCTTATTCCGCCGACAAGAATTGTAAGATACTGTTGCTCTACGCTGAAAGAAACTGGATGTGCAAACCGGTATATCGCAACCGGAGTAAGATGGGACGAAAGTACTTCCAGATTGAAAAGGGAAGAGTTTGAAAAGCTCGGACAAACCCAAAAAGAGAAAGAAAAATTTACGAAGATAATGCTGATGGAGGATAACGATGCACGAAGACGGATGAGTGAGCTATGTATGCAGCAGAAAAAAATGATTGTAAATCCTATCATAGATTGGACGCATAGTGATATCTGGGGATATATAAATTCCGAGAAAATAGAGACGTGCGAGCTGTACCAGTGCGGATATGATCGTGTGGGGTGCATTGGTTGCGTGATGGCAGGAAAGAAACGATACAAAGAATTTGCAGACTTCCCGGGATACAAGAAATTATACATACATGCGTTTGAAAGAATGTTGCAAGAAAGAACAAGGAGAGGAAAAGAGAATACGTGGAAAACAGGAGAAGAAGTTTTTAACTGGTGGATGGAAGACGAAAATATACCAGGGCAAATGAGCATAGAAGACTTTATTACGGAGGAATAGGTGATGGGAAAAGTTGATGATTATACAGCCGGTAGATCACAGGGATTGATTCTAGCAAGGGAGATTGTAAAAAAAGACGGTATCGAGGGACTGGAGAAAGAAATCCAGTTCCGGAATATCACGGGAGTCAATACGGCGCTGACCAGAAAAGAATTAAATATAGCCTGCGAGAAGATAAAAAACATGACACTGGACACAATGATGGTGATCGCAGTCGCAACGCTGCATGATGAGTTCGGTTTTGCTGGGAAACGGTGCAAGAGATTTATTGACCGGATGAATCTGAAAGCAGAGTGCTTGGTGGATGATATGGTAACATGGGATGAGTATACAAAGATGATTAAGGACGAAATCGGGATTGAGATGGCGATTAGGAGGAATGACTGATGGGAAGATGCAAATTAACAAGTATATGCGGACACGATTATTGCTGCATAGAATGCCCAGAAAACGAAGTGTGTAAAGAGCAGTGCGCAAGAATGGACATGTATGAGTATTGTGTGGAGTGTCCGGAATATGAGGAGGTGGAGTGATGAACGCATTAGAGAAGATTTCAGAAGAAATTGAATCCATGAAAAATGATGCCTACGAAACCTTGAAAGAAGAAAGAAAAAGACACGGAGCGAGCAAAACAGCAGAAGAACTGGAAAGCTATATTTACGGGTTGACTTGCGCAGTAGATGTCGTAGAGAAGTATGTGGATAAGGAGGATACGGAATGAACGTACTAGAGAAGATTTTGGAAGAAAAAGAAATTGTAGCGATCAAAGAACTAATAGAAGAAAATGAAAAATGCTTTAATCAATGCGAAGGTGCTTGCTTTGACGTGGAAGATGGTATATGCAATTGCGATGATGGCGTGATAGTGCAAGCAATTCGTAAAATGAAGAAGTATTTAGAGTTGGCCAAGGACACAAATGTCCCTAGTAAAAACGGTTGGATTCCGGTAAGTGAGAAATTGCCGGAAGATGATGATGGTAAATATTATCCATTGCTGAATGTGCAAACATCATATGGAGCTGTTAAGTGTGGTTTTTACAGAGTTAGAGGCGATCGATGGTATATTTACGAAGAATTTTATAATGAGTTCATAGAAGCAAATAAGAAAGAAGTTGTTGCATGGCAGCCATTTCCAGAACCATACAAGGAGGAATAACATGGACATTTTAATCACAATCGCATTCCTAGCCCTGTATTACATCCTGGGGCTTGGAACAGTGATTGCCCTAAAGACAGGATTGGAAGAGGATGTGGAGCTGGAGTGTGAGGATTATTTAGTAGCGGCATGCTTCCCGATACTGCTTTTTGTGGTGTTTTTGGATTGGATAGTGCGGAGATTATGGAGGTGATACAGATATGAGAGGGACTTTAAAGCACAGACGCGGAAAGAAAGAGATGAAGCAAGACCGTGATGATCATTTTGCTGATCTGGCTGAACATGAACCAACAGAGAATGCCAAGAAGTGGATGCAAAGAGGTGCGTACTCTGTGGAAGACTGCTTAAGAAAATGGGGAGTAGATACGAAAGGGAGTGTTGCCAGTGGACAAGAAGATACTGATTGAGTATGCAGACATGAAAGAAGAGATAAAAGATCTGAGACGTAGGATTGCAGAGGATAAAAAGAAAATAGAGCAACTGAACAAGATTACTGTGCAAGATTCTGTTGCATGTGGAAAGAAAGGCAACAAACCATTGCGAACAGTGAAAATAACAGGCTTCCCACAAAGAGAATATGAAAAACGTGAGTTTTTACTTGAAAAGCGCATTGCAAAGCTGCAGATGTTGGAGACGGATCTTCTGGAGAAACAGATACAGGTAGAGGAATATATAGGACAAATTAAAAAAAGCGAAATCCGGATGATTCTCAGATTTTATTATATTGATGATCTAAGTTGGGTACAGGTCTCACATAGGATGAATGAAGTATTCCCAAAGAAAAGGAAAGCATATACAGAGGACAGTTGCCGATGCAAACATAACAGATATTTAGAAAAATTTGAGAAAACGACGGAAACGACGGTTTTAAAATGCTAATATGGTATAAAGCCGAAAGGAACAAGCTGGACGGCTAAGGTGTTTTTAGTTTTCCTCCTAAAGACAACCAGTAAAACCACACACAAATTACAAAAGGGCGTCTTGCATGAAAATGCAGGGCGTTTTTTGTATAAATGTTGATCGGACATAGCTCAGTCGGTTAGAGCAGAAGCCTTATAAGCTGTGTGTCACGGGTTCGATTCCCGTTGTCCGGATTAAAAACCTCTGAGAAAAGTGTTGACATACGTATACGTATGTGGTATTATATAGTTGTAAGGAGGTGAGATACAAATGAGCAAAAAGAAACAAAAGAAAAAGTCCAAAATCGATATAAAGACATTGGCGGTCAGTGCGATTCTGGACTTATTCGTTGGAATCCTTTTAATGATTCTCGACAAGCTATTTAATTAGCTAAGAGGGGCGAAAGCCCTTCTTCAAAATAAATATAACATGAAAGCTCATTTGTGTAAAGGATGTTGTGGAAGTTAGGAATATTCTTCATTGCTATAGGAATAGCAAAGCTGGTTTATTGCCTCATAAAGAAAGTGAGGGATGAGCATGCTCGGTAATGAAGAAAGGAAACAGAGACCACAAGATAAGTGGGATGAGAAAGCAGGGTTAGTTCCAAAAACATATAAGATTAACAAGAAAGTAGCAGAAGAGTTCAAGGAAGCCTGCAAAGAATCTGGTGTTGCGATGGGAACACAGCTTACAAAGCTGATGAAGCAATTTGTAGAAGAAGTGAATAATGGAAAATAGCAGAGAGCATCTGGCGAAAGCCGGATGCTTTTCTGCGTCCTGAGCAAAGACGATAAAAGGCTCTGGGCAAAAGCCTACACTGTGCGACATCGCACAAATATAGCAGGATAGAGCAGTGGAAGCTCGTCAGTCTCCTTAGCTGAAGGTCGGAGGTTCGATTCCTTCTCCTGCAATTGAGGTGAGAATATGACAGAACATGAGATTGCATTTGTAAAGAAATGCATAAGAGAAAATATCCACAGATTCTATACATGGGGCAAGTGGAAAGTATTAAGAGAACAGGTACTACAGCTTGATAAATATGAATGCCAGTTATGTAAGAAACGCGGAAAGTATACAAAGGCAACGACGGTTCATCATGTGAATTATGTAAAGAAGCATCCAGACAAGGCATTGGAAATCTGGTACAGCTTCAGAGGCGAGAAGCGGAGAAACCTAATCAGCCTGTGCCATGATTGTCATGAAGAGGTTCATGGATATCGACAGCCAAAGAAAAAAGAACCGCTGACAGAAGAAAGATGGTAAAGAAAAATAAAATTGTCAGGATACCCCCGGTCGAAAAAAATCGGGTTTTAATATGCCCCGTAGAGACA